ATGGGCCACGTACAAGCCCGCACCGACAACTCAGGCAAAACGACCTTCCAGGCTCGTGTCCGCCGCAAGGGCTTCCAGCCCCTCTCCAAGAATTTCCCCACTGAATCTGAGGCAAAGCGCTGGGTGCAAGAGCGCGAAGCAGAGATGTGCCTCGGTATCAGCAGTGCTACGCTGCTGGCAGTCAGCTATACGCTATCCGATCTGATCGACAGGTACGTCCAGGAAGTGACCCCACACAAGAAAGGGGCGTCCGTGGAGGCTACCCGCCTGCGTGCCCTACAGCGTGCTGCCTTGTCCAAGATACGACTGGACGCCCTCACGGCACAGCACATCCGGGCGTACAAGGATGTCCGTCTCAAATCTGTGGCGGGCAGCACCGTGAACCGTGAGTTAAACAGCATCAGCCACATTCTGGACACGGCCAGGAAAGAGTGGGGCATAAGCGTGGGCAGCAATCCGGTAAAGGATGTCACCCGACCGAAGAACCCACCACCAAGGGACCGTCGCCTGTCAGTCAGGGAACAAACTGCGCTGTTCTCCGCCTGTGCGGATACACGAGGCGGCTATCTGCGGGCCATCGTTGAGCTTGCGCTTGAGACAGGAATGCGCCAGTCCGAACTGGTCGGTCTTGAATGGGAGCGCGTGAACCTACATAAGCGGACCATCCGGCTGATGGAAGGCCAGACCAAGAACGGCCACGGGCGCGGTGTCCCGCTGTCCCGCAGGGCTGTCGAAGTCCTGGAGAGCATCACGCCAGAGGGCGAGCGCAGCGGGCGGGTGTTCACGGACCTGACCACCGAGGCCGTCAAGCGGGCGTTCATCCGCACATGCGAGCGTGCCGGTATCAAGAACTTCCGTTTCCACGACTTGCGGCACGAGGCCACCAGTCGCCTATTCGAGAAGGGTCTGAACGTGGTGGAGGCGGCGTCAGTCACCGGGCACAAGGACACCCGCATGCTACTGCGGTACACGCACCTGGACGCCTCGAAGTTGGCTGATAAGCTCGGCTAGGTCACTTCTCTTGTGCCCAGGCGCGCAGCGCTGCCTTGTCGGCGTTACACACGTCCATGGCGTACTGCTCGGCTTTGAGCCACCGCACCAGCCCGGCGTTGGTCCGTTCGTCCGGGGCGGTGGCGTGCTCGCAATCAGCGAGTAATTCTTGCGGCGGGAGCAGGCGCTCCACCCGCACCTGTGGCGTGCAAGCTGTCCCAAACAGCGTCAGGAACAGTAGCGCCAGCCCAAGCAGGATTCGCTTGCAGTTCATGGTCGAGCTTCCGTCGTTGGTCCTCCCGAGCCTTCTGCGCGGCGGTTAGCGCGGCAGAGCGGGCGGTCAGGGAGGCTCGGGTTGATTTGAGGTCTTTGCGCAGGGTGGTGTTCTCGTCCTGTGCAGTCTTGAGCAACGCCTTCGCATCGGTAGCCTTTTTCTCGGCGTGTCGCCACAGAGCGAACTCGCCCAGGCCCACGGCCACCAGCACGGCGAGGATTGCGGCCTGGATTCGGGTCATGCAGTCTCCGGTGTGAGGCACAGCTCCTGTTCGGCGGTACGGCGCTTCACGAGGCCAGGAAGCTTTTGCTCCTTGGCGTACACCCACCGGGGCAGCTCGTTGCATGCGCCTGCGTGGTCTCCAGCGTTCAGCTTGCGGCGGAGGGTAGAACTGTGAAAGTTGCCAGCGCCTACGTTGAACACGAAGTCCGTGTAAGCGGCCAGTTCGTTCTTGTTGAGCGGGACCGTGGTGAGTCGCAGCACATGGCCTGCGGCCTCGGTCATGTCTTCGCGGAACCATGTGTCGCACTGCACGCGCGAAGCCCGCATGCCGCGATAGACGCCTTTGGTGTGTCCCCGGCAGATTGTCGGTACGGTCCACCCGTGAACCGGGTCCGGGTATGCCTCGTACCGTGTACCCTCGAAGTACGCCGTGAAGGGCGTGAGCACCGCGAGGGCGGCAGCCACCAGCGCCGCAGTCGTCCGCTTGATGGCTGTCCTATCCATCAGGCGAGCTTCACAGTCTTGGCGGCGTCGGCGGCCGGGGAGACGGCGTTGCAGGCGTTGGCGCATGCGATGAAGAACTCGCGCAGCGCCTGGGCCGAGCTTTGGCCCGACGCGCCGTAGCCCGCCTGGACTTCGACGGCGGAAATTGCGCGGGCTGCGTCAACACGCAGGTCGAAGCCGTTGGTCACGTAGGGGCCGACGTTCGGCAGCTTTTCGTACAGCATGAGTTACCTCCGGTATTTGTTGAACAATGAGCCACCTCTGGCCGAGGGGCCGGATGACATGCGGTTGTAGCCAAGCGGGTTCTTCTGCCACTCGCGGAACTGCGCCTCCTGCTGGTGCTGGATCGCTCGCTCCTGGTTGATGCCCATTTGCGTGACCCAGTACCGCACCGCCGACGCAAGGGAGTCCAAGCGGTCGTCGTGCTGTAGGGCATTCTTCTCGCGCGTGACGTGGGCAAGTTGGTGGAAGATCGAGTAGCTGGCCCGCTTCTCGGCGGGGTAGGCCGCAAGGGATGCGGCCTCGTTGCGTGCGATGTCGTCGTTGAACACCAGGGAGCCGCGTGCGATGACGGGTTCCAACGTGTCGATGATCCGCAGTTCCTTTTGGCCCGACTCCCACACCTCTTCGATGGCGCAGCCCTGACCCTGGGTTGCCGGGTACTCGGCCCGCAGGATCGGCAGCCACGTATGCAGGTACGCACCGTTGCCGAAGTTCTTCTCGACGAGGATGCGGTTCACGCCCCACCTCACGGCGATGCGTGCCAGCGTGCGGAAGCCGGACGGGTCGAAGCCGCCTTTGATGCCGCCCACCTCCAGGACGTAGATCGTCCCGTTCAGGAAGCCGACAACGGCGTAGCCCGTCTCGTCACCGTTCTTACCGCCGCCCGCAGGGTCAACGTGCATGACGATGCCCTGTAGGGCAACGCGCTCGTCGGAGACGTGCGACGGTGTGGCGAGGGTGTACGTGGTCCCGTTGATTTCGTACTTGATCGTCTGGTGCTCCAGGATGCCCGGAGTGACAGACAGCGGGAACGCATCCGCGAACCGCATGGCTTGAATCTTGGCGAGGCGCAACGGGAAGCGGTCAGCATCTGCCAGCTTGGTGTTCAGCATGTGCTGGAGCTGGAAGTAGCTTGGGCCTTGGTCGGCCTCCTTCTTCGCCAGGAACTCCTCGGTGCCTGCCGGCAGCTTGGTGTCGGTCGGCTTGCCCTGATCGCCTAGGATGCCGCCGCCGATCTGCAAGTCCTCGTTCTCGTCGAGGAGCCTACGGATCATCGGGGCCAACATGTCCCCGTAGTTCTCCATCTGCTTCTTGGTCGGGTAGCGACCGGGCCAGATGCGCACGATGTAGCCACGCCCCGGCAGGGTGTTGTAGATGGAGTTGATGGACTGCGGTGTCCCCAGGTACACGATCCGCCCGGTAGAGCAGATGGAGGGGAAATCTCGCGTCAGCTGCAGCAGTGTCTCGCGCTGGTGCTCGGTCTGCGAGTTCTTGGCGGACTCGATGTCGTCCGCGATCAAGAGGTCGGCGCGCTTACCTTGCAGGTTGCCGGTCACGCCGACGCACGCCACGCTCGGGGACTTGTCCAGGCCCTTTAGGGAGTGATGTACGTCGAACGCTTCGACGGAGGTGCGGTCGCCACTGTTGCGGTCGGGGCGCAGACACTCCAGCTCGTCCATCGTCATGATGATGCGGACGATGAGCGTGGAGATTTCGTTGGCTTGTGTGCCGCCGGCCGAGATTACGAGAATGCGCAGCCGTGGGTCATGGATGAGACACCAGACGGCGAAGGCTGCGGTGATGGTGGTTTTTGCCTGCCCGCGCTGTGCCTGAATCATCAGGTAGTGCGGCCCGTACTCCAGGAACTCGGCAATGTCCTCCTGAATGCGCGTGGTGGAGAACCCCAGTTCTTCCATCACGTCGTGAAGGAAGGGAACGAATGTGGGGTACGCCTCGCGCACGAGGTCGAGCATTGCCCATCGCTGGAGTGCGAGTTCTTCTGACTCGCGCGCCACTAGTGGACGTGGTTGAAGCCCTCGATGTCCCCGAGGTCAGCCTCGGTGATCGCGTCTGTGGGTACGGTGGTCTTTGCGGAGCGCTTCTCGCGGCGGGCGCGTAGCTTCTCTTGCAGGGCTGCCATCGTCGAGTTGTCCTCGATCACGGCGGTAATGCTGTTGTCTTTCAGGAACTTGATCGCTGCGCCGATGTCGGCTGCGGACGCTTCGTTGGCGGAGATGCGCCGCTTCAATTCCTTTGCAACTTCGGCGTGCAGCGACTCAAGCTCAGTCGTGCTCGCTTTGCTCACTTGAACAGTTCCTTGATGGCGTCGCGCGCCTTGGGCAGCGCGCCGATGATTTGGATGGTGAGGTACAGGACCGTCAGGAAACCCGCGATCCCGGCCCACGGAAGGTTCAGGACGGTGTAGGTTGCCCCGCCAGTCCCGACCACCATGGTGGTCTTGGGATCGTGGATCATGGGAATTACGTGCGAAGGGCTGCCACTTCGGCCTGTAGCTGGCCTACCTGGGCAGACAGTTCTTGAATCGCCTTAACGGCGGTGGCTAGGATGGGTAGCTGCGCAGGGGACAGCATCATGCCGGTATCACCGAGAGTGAACGTCGGATCAACTTGCTGGAGCTGCTGCGCGATGAATCCAATCTCGTGCGTCCGGCTCGGGTCCATGATGTTGCCGTCTCGGAACCGGAAGCTGTACAGCTTGATTTGCTTAAGCTTCAACAGGGCGTCCGTCGTGGACGGTACGATGTCCTGCTTGAGGCGGGCATCGGACGGGTTGATGGTGATGCCGTACCCTGTACCGTCCACTGTGATGGACAAGAAGCCATTACCCGGCAGCCAGGAGCGGCCGATGCGTGCACCATCGCCCGAGTAGAACGACCGGTCAAGGTTTGACGCTGCGGCTGATGTCCACACGTCGCCCTGGTCAATGCCGTCTACATAGGCGCGCAGTCGGCTACCCTGCCAACCAATCTCCACGCCGTTCGCACTATTGTTCACCACCAGCGTGCGCACCGAGTTGTCTCCGGTGTTCCGCATGTATGGCCGCCTTACGCTGCCGCCGACGAAGCCGACATCCGAGCAGGTATCCCCGGTGGTCTTGGTATTCATCTTGTCAACGAGATACCAGCCGCCCTTGCTCGTGTAGATGTTGCCGTCGCTCGGGAATTCGACGTAGGCTCCACCGCTGTGCCCAACCCGCAGTGTGCCTGCGGAGTTCTGCTGAATGCGGAAGTGGAAGTCGTCGCCAGAGTTGCGCTTGAAGTCGATGTACGGGCCGCTTGAGGAGTACACCTCGATTGACCCGCCGTGCAGTTCGGACACCCCGTACGTCTCGTTGACATACAGCCCGCCAGTCATCGTGTCACCGGTCTTCGCCACACGTTGGCTATCTTGGGTGTCTGTGTAGCCCTTGGTGGTTGCGTCCTGGGTGCCGGTTGGGCTCGCTAGGTTGACGATGCGGTGAGACGATACGTCCAACGTGGCTGCTGATGGGGCGTTGCTCATCACGACTACGTTGCCAGTCTGGTAGGCCCGGAATGGCGCGTAGTTGAACACCGATCCTGCCGCATAAGACAGGATTGCGAATGTGTCGTTGACGTCCCCGATCAGCGCCCACTGCAAGTCTCCCGGAACTGTGCGGTGGCCCGCATTGAGCGCGAGCCCGTTCCACACACGGTTTCCATTGAGGTGGTCAAACGAGACGAGTGTTCCATCCTTGCGCCCGTCAGCGTTCGCTGCCGCTATGTTCGCTGTATCCAGGGCCTGCTGCGCCTTGGTATCGATACCGTTGGCAGTGGCCGAGGCGTTATTTGCTGTGGTCACAGCCGAGGCGGAGCTGTTCAGTGCCGTGGTGGCCTTCGCGTCGATACCGTTGGCGGTGTTCAGCGCGTTGGTTGCGTCCGCGCTGGCTGTGTTCGCCGTGCCGACAGCGGCGGTCGCGCTGGTAGCGGCGCTGTTGGCCGTAGCGGTCGCCGCGTTCGAGTTAGCTAGCGCCGTGTTAGCGGTGTTCAGAGCGGTGACGCTGCGCTCGACGGCGTCCGACGATCCGGCGTTGATCGAGTCAAACCGGTCAACCATTTCGGCGGCGGCGAAGATCGCCTGCTGCGCCATTAGGTCGAGGTTCTTCTCGGTCATACTGGCGTTGGTGCTGAAATCCACAAGCGGTTGCGACTTGGGCGTGTCACGGTAGATGACAACATGAATACCTGTAGCCGGGGCCGGGACCACCCGGATGGTGTTCGGGCCGCCCCATGTGAACGGCACAGGTTGCGTGTGCCCGTTCGAGGTGTCGTATGTGTAAGCCTTGATGTGCGACTTGTCGATGTAGCCGCCACCAAAGTTGAAATCAAAGGTGGTCTTGGACCCATCCCCAGGGAGGGCTACGACGGAGTTCCGGTAGCCGTCCCCTGTGGACGAGTTGATCCACGGGTCGAGTGTGCCCATCGGATTCTCCTGTTATGTGTCTTCTAGGGACACAAAAAGGAGCGGGCCACCTACAGGTGGCCCGGAGGTCAGGGGTTGTTCACAAGCTCGTTGGACAGCGCCGTCCCAAAGATGGTGTTCGCGCCGGGAACCCATCGGGTTCCCTGCTTCACCTCCCTCATGTAGTCCACCGGATCGACACTGCCCTGCTTGTGCCCGGTGGCCGCGCCATAGGCGATGTTGCCAACAGCGGAGACCCCGCGCCCGAGGTTCTGGAGATAGCCCAGAGCCGCAACCGGGCCGCTGTTACCGTGCGTCTGCCCGCCGAACATCAGGGCACCAGCGTCCATCGTATCGGGCAGCAGGCCCGCCATGTTTACCATGACCGCCACACCGGTTGCCAGCTTGTAGCCGGACAGGTTCTCCTTGAGGTACTTGTCCCGCTGCTGCTCCGACATGCCGAGGGTGTTGCTGTACGCCTTGGCCTGGTACAGCATCGCGCCCCAGGCCGTCGCAAACGTGAACGCCGTGTAGGTGTTCGAGTCGTTGATGAACAGGTTACGCATCATCTGCTTCTCCGAGGCCAGGAGGCCCGAGCGGCGGAACTGGCTGATGATCCCGCCGAGCGTACCCTCCGCTGCCCAACTCGGTGCCTCACCGATCATGGCCCGCTGCATAGACTGGAACGTCGCCCGGTGCAGTACGCCGATGAAGGCATCCGCCGCGTGCTGGTCATCCCACTTGTCCCAGTTGATCGCGTCGCCCTTGGCCCGGCCTGCGTCGTACTTCGCCATCTGTGCCTGGATGCGCTCGATGTCCGAGGCTTGGAAGCCCAGGTCGGCGAAGCGGCGGTCGCCCATCACGGACTTGCCGGTGGCGAGGTGCTGCCAGATTTCCTCGGTGATGGCCGGGAGCAGGCCCCGGTGAATCATCTTGCCGACGAGGTTCAGGCCCGACAGGTGGTTCACTGCGTTGACGCCCTTGTCCATCATGCGGCGGAAGGTGCTGCCCTCGGCCAGCAGGCCCTCTGGGCGGAGGTGGCCTCCCGAGGTCTGCTGCATGTGCAGGCGATAGTCCACGCCCAGGAGACTGCCAGCTTGTTCGGCCAGTTGCTTGATGAGCGGCGTGTCCAGCTTCGAGATGCCGGTGCCGAGCACCTTGAACAGCCCACGCACACCGACCGCGGATACCACACCCGCCGCGTCAGCCAAGGCGTTCAGGCCGATCTTGCCCATCATCGACATGTGCGCGCCCATCTGGAGCATCGAGGCTACGGCCGATTCGCCATTGTTCAGGCGGTCCTGGTGGCTGCGGATCAGGAAGTCAATGTCGTCGATTTCCTTGTGGGTCGCGCCGTCGCGGCGCAGGGCCTCCTTGAGGGCGTCGATGTGCTCCACGCTCTTGAGGCCACGGCGGGCGAGGGCGATGCCGCCCGCGAACTTTGAGGCGTTCCCGTTGACCATGCGGCCCAGGTCCGTGTCCAGGAAGTCCATCAGCGACACACCATTGGCCGACTGCGCCAGGAGGTCGAATTCCGTGCGGGTGCGGTCGTCTCGAATCTCGGCCAGCTTCTGCTTGAACGCCGTAATCATGTCCGGCGTCACCTTCGCGTTCTTCCAGTCCTCGGCCAGCAGGTCGCCAGCGATGGCTTGGAAGTGGTTGTCGGTATGCTGGATGCGCTCCTCGGGGCTACGCATCACCATGTCCACGTAGCGGTCGGTCAGGTTGCGGACCTTCTCCATGACCGCCGTGTGCAGGGCGTCGAATGCTTCGGGCGTTTGCGGCCCAACATCGCGCAGCTTCGCCATCATCGGGTCCAGCACCTTCGCCACGTACTGCTCGCGGATCAGGCCCTTAAACTCGTTGAAGCGGGCTGTGTCGTTGTGATAGGCGTCCAGGATGCCCGACCAGTCCCAACGGTACGGCATGTGGCCTTGCCAACCCAGGCCGTTGTGGATGGCCGTGCCCAGTGCCTCGCCTGCCTCCAGGGAGTCCTCGGTGATGTTGCGCCAGAAGCCGTCGAGGGCAGCAGCCAGCTTGCCGTACGGCGTGTCCTCGTACTTCCCGCTCTCACGTCCAGCCAGTCGCGCCTTGCGCTTCGCCTCGCGCAGTTCTGCCACCTTGCGGCCGATGGTCTTCTCCGCTTCCATGCCACCACCCGCCGCCAGTTTGAGCTTGTCCTTGTTGGATAGCAGGCTCGGGAGGACTTGGTTGTACAGCTCGATGAAGCCCTGCTTGTAGAGGTGCGTCAGCCTGATCTTGTCGATGGCTGCCGAGTTCGCGTGCTGGCGGTTGATGCCGGTGGCGGACTCGCCCAGGATGGACGACCACAGGCGCACGCCCTTGGATTCCGACATGCCCAGGCGCAGGCCCACCGAGTCCAGCGCGCGACGCAGCTTGCCCAAGCCCGGCGTGTCCCACAGGATGTTGGACTTCCCGTACCACGCCTCTGCCCGGCGCGATACGTCGGTCTTGAGTTCGTTGTGGTCGGCGATGTGCTGGCCGAAGGATTGCACCAGCGGCGATGCCTTGGACTCGTCGCGCAGCGTGTTCGGGCTTTGCAGCACGGAGAAGTGGCGACCGTCGCTGCGCATTACCGTCGTGCTCAGGGGCTCGTCCAGCAGGCGGTCGGTCAGGTTCATCGCTCGTGCCAGGGCGGACGATTCGGACACGTCCAGGCCGAGAAGTCGGCGCACGCCGTTGAACAGGCGACCCAGGATGGACCGGCCCTCCTTCTTCATACCCGCGAGCAGGTTGATGAACTCGGACTTGCCGCTGAACAGGCCGGCCACGAACTCGTGCACGTTCCCAAGGTAGTGCTTCGCCATGCGGTCGTTCTTATCGAACGCCGCAGCGGCTTCCTCGCGCAGAGCCTCCAGCTCCTTCACGATCTTGCCGTGGGCCGATTTCGGGTTGCTTAGGCCGTACTCCAGCTTGTATGCCGTGGCCGCGTGGGCAGCCTCGTGCAGCACCACGAAGTCGTCGGCATGCTTGTCCACACGAATCGAGTGGTTCGCTAGGCTGTACGTGCCCGCATTGGAGTTCTTCTCCGTGCGTGTGAAGGCTACGTCGTCGCGGATTGCGCCGCGCAGGCGGTCTGCCAGGGCAGCGGCCAGGTAGTCGCCCACCGCCGCGATCCGGTTCAGCTCAGACCGGATGCCGGTGGTTGAGGCCATGGGTTCCGTGGCGTTCTTTGACACACCTTGCTCATGGATGTACTCGGCCCGCACGGCGCCTGTCTCGGCACGGTCCTTCTTGAACATCTCGGTGACATTGGCGGCGAACGTGTCGTTCGTTGCCGTGCGGCGGAGGTCGCCCACCTTTGTGGTGCTGCCGGCATCCATCGCGCCATAGTCGCGCGCCATGTGCAGGGGTTGCTGCTCGGCCAGAATGTCGCGGCCCGCGTTAGCTGCCACGTCGGGATAACCCACCTTGCCAACGTTGGGGTCCACCAGCGTGCCGTCCTCGCGGACAGAAACAAGGCGCGGCTGCTCCTGGAGGTGTGCAGTCGGATCGTGCGCTGCCACATCAGTGAGGCCGCTGCCAATGGTCCCACCGTTGTTGTCGCGCACCGGGTCAGATACTCGGGCCACGGCATTGTCCACCGTCGTCTGGAGGTTGCCTTCTGCGCCCTGGACAGCGTGGATGTCGTCGCGGCCCATCATCTTGGTGTGCAGGAGGTGGCCGAAGCCGCCAAGAGCTGCGCCGACGATGGCCTGTTGCGCAACACCGGTCCACTCGATGTCCTGGTTGTCCAGCTTGCGCATAGCCACGTCAGCGGCGACGTTCTCCGCTGCTGCCGACGCAATGGCAGACAACGGACTTGGAACGCGCGCGGCCACGCCTGCGGCCTCTGCTGCTCGAATTGCGTTAGCGGCTCGCAAGCTGGACACCGCTGCGCCCATACCCACGGTGCCCGCCAGCATAGCCGGGTCGCCCATACCCGCTGCGAAGGTGAGGGTAGTTGCACCGAAACCACGCATGCCGTTGGTGTTGCCAAGCTGGTTCAGGTACGTGGAGCGCTGCTGCGCCCAACCCATGCGGCGTGCCCACTCGGCATCGCTGTCTGCGCCCATGACGTAGTTGCGGAGGTCGTCGTTCATCCAGACACTCGGCGTCTCGTTGCGCAGGGCATCACGCTGGTCCGCGCTCATCGACCAGCCAGGAGTACCCGCCCCGCGTCGGAAGGCGTCAACGATACGCCCGGTCAGCGTGTTCCAGATGGCGGCCTCTGCGAACGACTCGCCCAGGCCGACTTGATGCGTCGTGTCGGCCATCTGTGCAGCGCCTTCCTGCTCGATGCGGTCCAGCACGCTGCTGTTACCCGTTCGGCCAATCGCGGCAAGTTGGTCAGCGTTGCTGGTAGCGGCGTCCTGGTCAGCCTTCTGCTGGAACTCGGGACGCATGCGCTCGGCCATCGCCAGCTTTTCGCGCAGGCTACCGCCCGTGCTGCCCACCGTGCTGCGAGGTGTCGAGGCGGTGTTACCCAGGATCGTCTCGACATAGCCGTTCGTCTCGGGGTTGTCCCACTTCTCTTGCTTCCACCCGGCGTTGTAAGCGCGCAGGGCGTCAGGCAGGTTGCCGAACTGTCGCAGGTTCTCCTGCATGACCTCGCCGTGGATGGTCAGAGCATCGTCGTAGTTCGACGGGTCCAGCTTCATGTTCAGTCGCTGCTCCAGCTTGGAGAGCGTCTTGGGGACGACCTGGACGTAGCCCATCGCCCCCTTGGGCGAGACGGCGTTCGGGTTCCACTTGGACTCCGTGTCGATCTGGCGGGCAGTCGTGCCGCGCGGTAGGCCGAGCTTGTCGTCCTGCTGCTGTGCCTTGGACAGTTGGTCGTCGGTCGGTTGAAACTTCATGTGTTGGTTCTCCTGTGAGAAGCTACGCATCGCACGGCGGACTCGTGAGAATCCACCGCACGCTGCGTGCTTACGGTCGTGCGTAAGGTGCAGCGGGCTTGTACTTCTGCAAGCCGGACTGCTCGATGATTGCCCTGTTCGGATTCGACAGGGACTCGTGTACCTTGCTGGTGTGCTGGTTGATGTACCAAGCCAGCCCGCTCTTGTCGTTCTCGTCCTGGCCTGCGCCGATGATGAGAGACGACGGGCCGCCCATGCGGACCTTGGCGTCGTTGTCCTTCGGCCAGACGAACAGCATCAGCCGCCCATCACCGAGCTGCGCGCCAGAGCGAATCTCCCAGTCGTCAGGCTTGTAGTTCGACATGTCACCGCCCTTGGCCTTGACGATTGCCGTCATCCGGTCACGGATCAGTTCCTTCATCGAGTCTTGGTAGATCGACGTGGATTGACTGGCTGCTGCCTTGGAGCGCAGCACCCGTGCCACCGCCGAGTTCAGGGACACATCGCCCTGCACGGTGTCATTGGCTTGGATGATCGAGCCGGGTACGGCGTCCGCGTTGGCGAGCCGCTTGTTCAGCACGATCTGTGCTGCCTGCTCCATCGGGAGGTTGTACGAGCGGGCGTACTGCGCCGCCTCGTGCGCGTACTCGTCGCCCAGGTTCTTTTTCACCTCGGGGGAGAGTTCCCACCCGGACAGCGCGCCCTTGTTGCCCCACGGCAGGATGCGACGGAACCAGCCAGGGTCCGCCTTGTTGATGACATCCTGCATGGCCGTGCGATCTGCTGTGCTGGCCTGCTTGTACTGCGTGTGGGCGATGACCTGCCGCTGCGCGTTCAACGCCTGCACGTCGTTGGTGTCCACGCCGCTGTTGATGAGCTGGATGACCTTGCCTGCGTTGTCTGCGCCCACGTAGTCGGCTACGGCCTGCGGCCCGTTCAGGGTCTTGTACAGCCCCTTCGCGTAGTTCAGCACAGTAATCTGCTGCTCCGTGAGTGGGCCGTTGCCGCTGGTCAGCGCAGGCACCTGGACGTGCATCAGTTCTTGCAGCTTGGAGCTGCGAAGCTTCTCCTCGTGCGACACCTGGGCCGCGCGGTCGAAGAACCGCTGAATCGTGGCCGGATCGTTCGAGCCCATCGCCGCGTCGAACTCGGCGTTCATCGCGTCGTTCGTTGCCTTTGGGTCCAGCTCCAGGCCCTTGAGGCTGGAGGCATTGCCGGTCATGAATGCCTGCCGCGTCAGGTCGCCAGACAGCCGGAAGGTGTCCTCCTTCTTTGCCAGTGCGAGGCCCTGCGTGTCCGCGTGGAGCTGGCCGGTCATCCACTCCTTGAGCATCTGCGCGCGCTTGGTGTTGTTGATGAGCGGTTCCTCGCTACCCGTTTCCTTGCGGTGCCGGAAGTTGTACTCATCGACCACAGAGTTCAATTCCTCGGGTCGTGTGATGCCACTGGCACCGTGGCTCAGGTTGAACTCCAGTGCGCCCAGGTCGTTCGTGATGTTGGTGATTGCCGGGTTGTTGCGGGCGTCCTTCATCACGTACTGCGGGACTGCTGTCTCCAGTGCCTCACGGGCGTCACCGTCGATCTGGTTCCACAGCGGCGATGCCTTGATCGCGTTGTAGTAGTCGAAGTAACCGCCATTGAGCGCACCCTTTAGCGAGCGCACCATGCCTTTGCTCCAGGACTGCTTGGGCTGCCCTGCGGCGGGCTGTGCTGCAACCACGGCGTCCTGGTAAGCCACGGTGCGGTCCTGGTCGGACCAGCCGGTTTCGTTGGCTTTACGCTTACCGGCCAGAGAGGCAGCTTGCGAGACGTTCAGGTTGACCTGCTTCTCCAGCATGTCGGCCTGTTGCCACGCGATGTGCTCGCGCAAGTGGGTCTTCATCAGCGGCCCCCACTGCTCGGCAAGCTTCGTCTGCACGGTGGCATCCACCAGCGGGTCGCCGGTGGACTTGATGCCGGATGCCTGCGAGACGAGGTAGGACCGGAAGGCATCAGGTGACTGCTGCTTCAAGTCCTGCATGTCCTCCAGCGTCTGCGTTTCCGCCTGCGTCAGCGCCGTGGTCGCGGCCATCGCTTGCGCTCCGCGTACGGTGGCAGACGGGCCGAAGATTTTGGTGAACCACGGCTGATCGCTTTCGATCTGCTGGAGGGACTGGCCCTGTGCCACACGGGCCGCGCCGTCGAAGTACGCCTTCTTCTGCTCGGCTTCGACGTACGGCTTGAGCACGTTACCGGCGAGCTTATTGATCGCGTCGAGCGTTTGGAAACTGGACGACATGACGCCGTTCCAGTCGGTCGGTGCGATGCGTGCGCCCGGTGCTACCGGCGTCGCGTTGCTCGGGCCGCCTGAGAGCGTCGTCTGGACGCCCGACGTGTTGTTGACCGGGTTCTGTACGACGACGCTACCGTCCGGGTTGAGGGCGAACGAGTCTGGCCCCATTGATCCTGCCATGTGTTACTCCTTAAAGGTCGAAGCCCTGGGCACCGCCGCCGTAGTCGGAGCCGTTGCTGCCTGCGCCGAATACCGAGGATGTGTCGCTGCCACCCGACCCGAAGGACGAGTACGAAGTGCCGCTGTAGCTCTTGGTGTCGAACCCGAATGACAACGAGTAGCCCTCCGATGGATTCGACTGCGCGTTGTTCCAGGCACGGCTGTCACCACCGAACAGGTGGTTGCTCTGCGTCTGGTATCCCGTGTTGCCAAAGTTCCAGTTGATGCCGCCAGTACCCATAGCCAGTGCAGCTTGTGCGACAGGCGGGAGGTCGTAGTCGGCTGCCCACATGGGAGCAACAACGGTAGGAACGATGGTCTTGGTGACATCGATAGGGGCGAACGTCTGGCCCTCATCCAACGACTTGATCGCACCGGCCATGAGGCCAGCCCGCTGCATGAGCATGTCGTAGGTGGTTTGCTGGAACTTTGTGTCGTTGCGCGCTTGAGTGCGCGCGGCAGCAGAGGCGAGGGCGGCGTGCAGCATGTTCGCGCTCGCACCGCCTACACCGCTGGCCGCTGCGGCTGCCGTGATGGCCCCTTGCTGCTCCGCGTTGCGGATGGACATTTCCAGCGTGTTGTTCGCCCGTGCATCACCGAGGCGGGCCTCCGTAACAACACTCGCGTTGACGCGGTTACCAGCAGCGTCGAGCTTGGCCTGGTTATCCGCGCTGCGGTTGAAATTCGAGAGCGCAACACGAGCGGCCATCAGGGTGTTGTTCGCACCCTTGATGGCATCCTGGGCTGCCGCGTTCGCCTCGTTGGTGATGCGGGTCGCCTCCAGTTGGGCCATGCCTACCGTTTTCTCGGCATCGTTCATGGCATTCTGGAGCTGGCCCTTGCGATACCCAGTCATGGCGTTGACGCCCATCTGAATAAGCGAACCCATGTTTCCTCCTTACACCCGTCGGGCGTTGTTAAAGAACTGGCCGACCCACTCCATCGCAGTGACGGTCAGGGGTAGCCAACGAACCGATTGCAGCTTGATCGTGTGCTCCATGTTGGAGCGGCCGGCAGGCACGTTCAGCACGGTGGTCGTCACAGGCTGTCTGCTCGGGAGGTTGTTGCTGTGCCCGACCAGCCGCCCGTTGAAGTAGAGAACCTGTTTCTCGGTGCCATTGGCCCGTAGGGTCGCCAGCATCCCGCCTGTCTCGGATACGGACACCGAGTACCGCGTTACAACCAGCCGCCCGTTGACGATGGAGTTGTTGTTCTGGTCTCGTGTGAAGGGCTGTGTCGGCACCACATACGAGTCGAACTCCATGCCGACGTAGGCATTTGGGTCGGGTGCGCCGCCCAGCATGTCCTGCCAGAAGGCGTCGAAGCCTGACAGCGATGCACCCATGAACATGATGTCGCCTGTCGCGCCTACGGCGCCATTGGCGGGTGCGTTCGCGGTCTTGCCCAGGAACCCCACGTTGGCCATGTAGTCCATCGCCCTTCGCTGCATGTCGAGGTACGGTCGGTCTGACAGCGTGGAGTCCATCGTGAACTTCTCGCAAGCAACCCATGTTTCCGCCCCGCGTATGCGAAGCACGAACACGTACAGCGTCGCTTTGTAGGCACTCATGCCGATGATCTGCCCGACCTCCGGCGCCCATTGCCAGCGCGACCACGAATCGAAGGCACGCTGCTGGCTACCCGGCTGGTCTATGAAGCTGTAGACGTAGACGCCGTTGTCGTAGCCGTCCGTGCGCAGGAACACAGTGGACGGCGAGGACATGGCCGCGAGTTCAGTCGGCCTGCCGTGTAGGTACAGGCCGAGCTGCTGGCTGATCTTGAACGTCTCGGGCGTGTCCTGGAACAAGCCGAGCTGGAACTGGCTGACAGCGCCCGCGTACTGGCTCGGCCCGATCTGCGAGGTCGAGGCGGCGTACTTGCCGTAGAACAGCAGGTTCCCCACGACGCAGGGCTGCGCGTGCGTCGAGTCGCGTTCGTTGGCTGCTGCCATGATCGCGGCCGTCTTTGGGGTGAGGGCGACGCGCCCGGAGATTGCGTACTGCTTGCGCTCCCCGAACATGAAGAGGTCTTTGCTGTAGGTGACACTGCGGTGGATGATGTCGTCCTCCGCACCCAAGGCGTATACCTCAATCGGGTCATCGTCTTTGACGGAGATTGCCGAGTCTCGGAACCAGTTGAAGTAGTCGCCCGTCCTGGACAGGAACACCACGCCGTTTGCCACGATCACCAGCCGGTCCTGGAAGACCGTCAGCAGGGTGATGCGGCGGCCGAAGAAGTAGGGCACGGCGCCACGGGTGGCGCTGTCGCCGCACTTGCTGGTCGAGTAACCCGGAACGGCTAGGCCGGTGGCCGCTGCGAGGGCCGCTGGTGTCGCAGCTACGTGGAACGTCTTGCCGTCCGGAGACACCGCCCCGAGGGCGAACACCTGTCCGGGCGTGACTACCTGTGCTGCTGCTTCCTCCCAGGTCACGGTCTGCCACGAGCCGGTCGTGCTGCCCGACTGGTCCCCGGTAGCTACCATGTAGTACGGGTCGGCGCCCTTGGCTTTGATGCGGACCACTTTGCCGGGTGCATGTACACCGGACAGCTTCGACACGTCGTCTACCTCGTTAAACACAAGGCGTAGCAGTGACCCGTCGCCGGCGTCGTCTGCCGAGGCGTAAGTCACATTATCGAAGTACACAGTCCCGCCGAGGCGTCCGATGTTCACGAACCCCTGTGAGGTCAGGCTTTCCACCAGCTTCTGCGCGATGTTCTGCGGCTGGATGTCGGCGGCGGCGTCACCAACCCACTTGTTCACGGCAGAGTTGTAGGCGTACACCCGGTCATTGACCAGCTTCTGATAGTCCTTGTTGACTGTCCCATCGGGGTTCGTTGCGGGGATGTCCGAGGTGTTCAGCAGGTTCGGATAGCTAGACGCCATCGTGGTGTACGTTGCCGTGAACTGCGTGTTGTCGGAGGCCCGCGTAACCTTCAACGTGTAGGTGCGCGAGTACGCTCCGCCGCGCACCCAGGCCACGGCCTGTTGGCTGTGGTCTTTGAACGGGTCGGACATGGAGTAGCCGGGGCCGAGCCTTTGCGCAGCCATGACGACGAACTGGCCCACTGTGGTGATCGCGGATACGCCACCGTCGATCCATGGGGCGAGTGCGGCGGGATCGACGAGGTTCACGTTGAGGAACTTGCCAGTGTCCTTGTTCAGCACGAAGCAGAACGGTAGGGCGTCGCCCGCCGAGCGCTCGTACGCTTGGTACACGAGGCTGTACTCCGTACCGGCCACGAAGAAGCTGTACTCGCGGTAGTTGCGCGCCCAGGCTACGCGGCTGGGCGTCATGAGGTTAGACGAGTCGATCAGACGCTCGTCCAGTGTGACGGACCCGTGGCGGCGGGCTAGGCCGTGTACCGGGTCAGAAAGCATGTTGACTTGCTCGTAGTGCTGGCCTGGGTGCCGCTGTTGCGGAACTTGCTCCGACACACCACGGACGACGCTCTGGTATGACGAGACGACCTTCATTACCAGCGCCTCCGCACACGCTTGTACATCGGCTGGATAAGCCGCAGCTTCTCCTGGATGGACGACGTGTAGGTGAAGTTCACCTTCTCGTTGCGGATGTTCTCCGACGAGAGTAGGTTGAACACTTGCTGGTACTCGCCGCCGATCTTTCCGTACTTCGAGCCGTCACCGTCGAACGACGCTTGGAAGGACAGCGCAGCTCGACACTTCACGAGGTGCTGAGCCAGGACTGGTAAGTCGTCGAACGGCACCTCGCGGATCACCACACAATCGAACGCGCCGCCAGCCTGCGCCACCAGGGCGCGGAGGTCGAATGTCGAGTGGGTGCGGTCGTACATGCGCCGCCCGCGTTGCGTCAGTGCCGGGAAGGGTGGGCGTAGATCAAGGGTGTCTGCCGGGAGGTAGACGTAGCCGGTCGTAACGTCCGGGGCGAGCGACACGGCATCGGTGTTGAACCACCAGCCGCGCGTCTGCTCTAGGGTGTTCGCCTCGTTCAGCTTGTTCAGTGCTGCCGCGACGTACGGGTGGTCAAGGTCAAGCGCATTCAGGGGCGTCTCGCCCATCGTGTCCAAACACGCGTTGACCACATCGAGTGTGGTAATAGCCGCCACTGAATGTGCTCCTTAAACGAAAAAGCCCCAACTGCTTGTGGCAGTTGGGGCTTGGATTTGGGTACTAGGTGCGGTTACGCCGCCTTGAGCACGCCTGCGAACGCCGGGTTGTTCGGCGCGACACCGAACGACAGGTGGGCGTCGATGAACCACATCTTCGACTTCGGGTCGTAGAACACGTCCGGCGTTAGCGGGATCGTTTCGCCGGCCAGCAGGGCGCGCGGCGAGAACACAGCCGCGATGGTCTTGGTGAAGTCACCATCGTAGGCGTTGCTGTTGCCCGCGTTCGACAGGTAGTGGCCGGCGATGTTGGTCGTCGGCAGGTTGTTCGAGAAGTAGATCGGCACGCCTGCGGCGCTGATCGCCTTCGTTTTGATCGTGGTGCCCTCGGAGGTGATGAGTTCCTTGTCGATCAGGCGGTCATTCTTGAGCAGCGTGTAGAAATACTTCGGCTTGGTGACGATGATGAGTTCGTCGTCAACCGGGTCCACATCCTTGTCCGCCATTGCGGCGAACATGTCCAGCAGCTTCGACTCCAGCTTGGCCGGGTCCAGCTCGTCGTTGGCCGCGCCGAATTGCGTGACCGTGCCCGGATACCAGCCGGACGGGTACTGCGTCATGTCGCTGATCTGCGCCGCCTTGATGGCCTGGATCAGAAAGGACTGGTCGAAGAACTTGGCGATCTTCTTGCCGTGCTCGGCGCCGATGGCAGCTCGGGCGTCGTAGCTTGCCTGAAAGTCATCCAGCAGCGGGACGATCGCTCGCGCGTTCACCAGCGTGTCGATGGTCAGCTTGACCTTCGTTGCTTGGTTCACGCTGCCTGCCGGTTCCGTGCCAGGCGTCACCTTGTCCAGCGTCGATTCACCGACCTGGAAGTTGCTGATCGTGGAGGTGCCCCGGACGTTGCGCACCGGGATGAAGTTGCGGATGATGGACTTGCGGGCGATGGTGCCCTCGACCACGCCGCCGTACTGCTCGATGTGCAGGGCCAGCGGGTTGGTTGCGGCGGGTGCGGCACCGATTTGGGCGTTGTTGCCGGCTTGCAGATTCGCGCCCGGACGGGCGATGTTGGTGTAGCTGATGGGCATTGAAGCTCCTCTTGTGGTGCGTGCGTCTGCCACGCTTTAGGTCTGGCGACACACGCACGGCGCTGTGTGTCTTCTAGGGACACAAAAAGGCAGTTGACAGAAGCACAAAAGAAAAGGGCCGCCCGGATTGCTCCGAAGCGGCCCTCGTGTGGGTTGGCGCTACTGCGCCGTGTGGCTATCAGCCCCGGTACATCGCGCGGCGCTGGTTTAGCGAGGCGTACTCCTGAGTGGACTCGAACTGCGGGCCGAGCTTCCCGCGCAGCGCGGCGACGGCTCGCCCGTACTCCATCGGGGACAGCGGGCTGAAGGCATTGGCTGCGGCGGCCCCGGCGTTCTGGTTCACCGCCGACTTCTGCGCGTCGTACGACGTGCCCGGTGCCTGTCGGAATGCACCGACCAGGAAGTGCGCTACGGCCTCTGCCACAATCCCGCCTTGGGCCAGCGCCGCGTTTAGCGCAGGCTTCTCGGCGGCGTCTGCGTTCGTGCTGGCCCACTGGAGCACTTGGTTCCATTCGGCCTCGCCGCCCGCAGCGGCCACGCACAACTGGGCGGTTTGCGCGTTGCGCTCCGCCGCCATCGCGTGATGCGCCTCGTAGGCACGCTCGGCCAGGGCCACGTGCGCTTCCCATCCCGCAACATCCTTCTCGGCCAGCATCGCCTTGAGTGGGCCGAAGTCTCCGGCCAGCGCAGCAGTCACCGAGGCGTGGTCCCGCCCGATGCCCTGCTTGCCAAGGAAGGTGAGGGCGATGTCCAGGTTGGCATCACCGGTTTTCTCGTATGAGACGGCGGGGCCAAAGGCGCCATCCGTGGACGCTGTGGCCGGGGCTTGGGTCGGCTGCGCCGGGATCGCTGGTGCTGCCGGTGCAGCGGTCTGCGTGGGGGCCGCGGTCGCCACGGTGGTGCCTTGTGCTGTGGTTTGGACTTCGGTGCCAGCGGTTGCTTCGATGGTCATGCGGTGGGTTCCTTATGCTGATGCGCCGCCGCTTGTGACGGCTGCTGCGACGGGTCGGGCGACTTGCTGCGCAAGTGCCATTTGTTGTTGGTTGGCAAGCTCGGCCTGCTGTTCTTCCTCGGACTTGACGAACTGCGACGCATCCACGCCGCGACCGGCGAAGATCGCCGTGGCGATGGCGTCCATCTTGAGAACGAACTGGGCCTGCGGAGACATCCCGGCGATGATCGCCATGTCCTGCAAGCAGGCTTTCAGGTTCTCCAGGTCAGCGTTCCGGGACAGGGCGTCCAGGCCGGTGATGACGGTGGGCTCCAGGGCTGTGCCGCCCAGTTCCACGCCTTCCATCTTGATGAGCCAATAGGAGATCGGGAGCTGGAAGTCGATGGCGAGGCGTGAGTACACGCCGCCCAGGGATGTCTCAAGCTCCTGTGCCTGGAGGCGGACCTCTTCTGCTGTGACGCGCTCGGCGTTGCGGATAACCGAGGAACCCAGGAGGAACGTGCGACCGAGCCGGTTGACGTACTTCGTCGCCACCGTGTCGATGAACTGCATGTTCGCGCCGGTCCCGGAGATAAGCGGGATGATGTCGTCCTTGACGCCGGGTAGAGCTGCTCCGTTCTCGGACTCTTCCAGGTCGGTCGCCTTGGTCATGCCAGCGGGGTTCACCAGCCAGCGGAACTCGGAGGCAAGGATTGCCCCGGTGACTTCGGCTTCGGACAGAGCGGACAGTGCGGCGAAGTCGCCGGAGCACTGCTCCACCAGTCCGGTGCCATAGTTGTTGTCGTCGTGCAGTTCCCAGGTCAGGGCGCGGTACGGGAGTGTGTCCTCGGTGTACTTCGCCTTGAACGCATCACCCAGTTCGCAGTCGTCCACATGGGTGCTGACGAGGTAGTTCTGTACGCCGTCCCACCTGATCCACTTGAAGTACGACACCTCGCCACACGTATCCGGCTCCATCGGGTCCATCGCACCGTAGCGCTGCGGGTGCTCGTCCTTGAGGTGCTTCTGCACGTCGCTTTCCAGCTCGTCGAATCGGACCTTCTCGTGAATCACAATCTCGATGACCTTGCCAGACATCGAGCGCTTCACGTTGTAGCGCTTGAGGCCGAGTACGCGCATCGGCACGCTGCCCTTCTTGCCGAGCATGAGCAGGCAGTTGCCGGTGATAATCAGGTGCTTCATCGCCTCGTACAACTTCGGGCGGACGCCCATCTGATCGAGTCGGCGGACGGCTCGCTTCTCTGCCAGGGAGAGGGCACCGGCCAAGTCATCCTGATTGATGCCGAGCTTCTGTGCGAGATCGGTGGGGATGTCCAGCCGAAAGAACGGGCGGGACGGGGCGAACAGGGCAAGCATCAGCTTGTTCGCCAAGTTGTTGACCGACTGCGCTCCTACGGACTGGAAGTCGGTTTGCAGCTCCTGGGACTGTTCGGTGTATCCCGGAGGAGTGCAGATGGTTGGTAGGGTGAATGCCGCGTACTTCTCGCAGCGAGTGAGCAGTGGTTGCTTGATGAGCGCCCCTGCCTCCCACGCCGCCTGAGCGGTTTGACGCATCAGGTCAGGCGGATACCCACACCGCCAGAGCTTGCACCAGACGAGACACCGCTGGCCGCGCTATTGCCGGACTGGTAACGTCGGCGCGGGTCCGCGCTGTCGTCCTGGTTGCCCAACGAAATCTCCACCGGCTTGTCTTGCACGGGCGTCTGCTCTGCCAACTGCTGTTGCTGCGTGCGTTGATTGATGAGGTTCTGCTGTGCGAGGTTGGCGGCCTGCTGCTGGCTTTGCTGCATCTGCAATGCCTGCGATGCTGCCTCTTGCTGCTGCTGCATCTGTCGCTCCTGCGCAGCGGCCTGTTCGCGCACGGCTGCCGCCTGCTTATCTGCCGCCTCTCGCACGGCTGCCGCCTGTGTTTCCGCGCCTTGGCGCGCGGCCTCCTCAGCGCGGTCGAAGTGGCCCGAGAACGGGTCCACGAAATCGACTACCTTCTTGACGAATCCACCCATCGCTACTCCTTGAGTATCTTGAAAAGTGCATCGGCTTCCGCGCGGAAGCCATAGCGTTCATAGACACGCCGTAGCCGGTTGTCCGCCGTGAGTGCGGTCCCCGCTGCGACGCCCTCGCAAGACGAGAGCGCTGCCAGCTTGAGGAGCGTCTGCACTACGACGCGGAATGCCCCCGGCTTCGGGTCCAGGCGCATCACCATCAGCTCCTCAAGGAAGCGGGTGGCAGCGCTGTACCAAGGAACACCGATGCCGTACACAACGAGGTAGCCGTCGTGAATCACCGACTCGACCAATCGCTCCCTGATCTGGCGGTAGACGTGATGGGCGTCGATGTGTCGCACCCATGTCTTGCCTTCGCGCTGCACTTTGCTTGCGGTCGCATGGACGGCCCGCTCGATAGCAGACCAGTCCTGGTCGGTGTAGTCACCGGGAAACAACATAGCCGTCGCGTAGGAGTTTCAGCACCGTCTGCACGCCGAGCTGATAACCCGCCATGAGTTCGGTGGTCTGCGTCGTTACGTTCGGAGGAGGAACCTTCTCCTCCAGGGCTGCATACACATTCGGCTCAAGCCGCGTGACTACTCGTTCTTTCATCGGTCCTTCCTGTTGCGTGTCTTCTAGGGACACAGAATCGGCCTGGGCTTTATGTGCTCCTAGAAGACTGGAATCACGCAAAGAAGAACGGGCTGTGAAGAACCTCCTGCAAATCCAGCTCTCCCGAAGCTGGAGCAGGAGGCAAGCCTTCACGACCTGATGCGAAATCCAGGATCGGATTGTTTGCTTCATACATCCTCACGAAAGTTTCTCGGATCAACTTGAACAGCTTCCCGGCATCGGCAGCGTGTGTGCCGTAGTCGTCATGGATCATCGCCAGCGAATCGACACCAGCCTCTCGACAGGCCAGGGTGGTGAGCACCAAGTGCGCCGCATCCATCGAATGCACGAAGTTCGGGGCCATACCGTTCTTGTGTCGCTTGACGCTCGGGTGCTCGCCCGTGGTTGCGATCTTCACCATCACACCGCCAAGCAACAGTGACCGTGCTCGGATAATCTCCAGCTCTTGATACACCTGGACAACAGGAAAACCAGATGGAGTAGTCCACTCAATCTGTTGTTGCCCTCCTCGGATGAGGACATGGGCAGAGCGCTGTAGCCAGTCCATCGCCTGGGAGGCGGCGATGACCACCTCTCCAATGGATTCCCATACGACATAGGAAAGGAAGTTGGCTGCAAGGCTGTACTCCTCCTTGCGGAACTCCTTGGCTTCATCCTTACGGAGATAGTCGTCCACGATGAACTCTGCACAGGAGTACCGTGTAGACCCGTAGGGCAGGGTCATGACGCTACGCTTGACCAGCTTCCGATTCATACCGTGGGCCAGCCACTTAGACAGGAACGGACGATCCCGCTCCGACAGAGCCGCCGGGTCCATCGCTTGCAGCTTGCGCTGCACGAGGTCGGCTACTTGCTGGTAGATGTCATTGGGCTTTGCAGCGGGTACGAGATTAACCGCCCGTCCTCCAACACAATCTCGCAGCATTGCCGAGAAGTGCTGCAAGCCATTGCAACTACCGTCGAACCCCACCGCGATTCGAGAGACGAAAGTACCTGGGCTTCGGCGCCACTGAGCGTATTCGATGCACCACGCCAGAAATTGAAAGGGGGAATCGGCTTGTTCCCAGTGTTCTCGGTTTGAAACGGGGTCGTCTGCAATCTCAATAATCCATGCGTCTCGGGTATCCACCCAAGCGAGGCGTTCCTCGAAAGTTACTTTGTCAATGCCGAAGCGATTGGCGCCGTTGATCTTGAACCAGCGGACAGCCTCGACATCTGCCAAGGGCTTACCATCCGCGAACCGCAGCAGCGCTTTCTGCAGGTCGCTGCCCTGCGGAGACACGCCCGTGGTCATTGCGTACAGGCGACCACGGAAATCGGCCTGGTACACGAAGTGGATGGCCGCGTAGTCTCGGTACTTGAGGGCGGTCTGCGTGGCGCTGTAGAAGCGTCCCCACTTGATACCGCGGGCCTTGTTCTCGGTGTGCCACTGGGCCATCGAACGCTTCCACTGCTTGAACAGATCGGCCTGTGCCTCGGTCATGTCCTCCGCCTTCATTCCCGGTGTCAGCCACTCGGGTGCAGCGGGCTTGTCCTCCCATGTTTCCCCGATGACCTCACCGAAGTCACGGCCCTTACCGAGCGCGAGCACCACGTCGAGGATGTCGGTGTTGACCTGCCATCGGACGCGCTGGAGGTGGTTGATCGCGCCGAGTACGCGGGACATGTCGGCCTTGACAACGCGGTCGCGCATCGCTCGCATGTGCTGCCGCCGCATGTTCACGCAGTGCGGTAGCTGTCGCCGCATTTCCCGGGTGTGGTATCCGCCGTCGTTGACGGCCACCCAGTCCTTCGGCGGCTCGATGCAGGGCTGGTGGAAGGGCATCGTCATTTCGACAACGCCACGGATGCGCCGGACTATCTGTTCAGCTTCCTCGGATAGCGTTACCTCGAACGTCTCCTTGAGCTTGCCGTACTTCGTGACAGTGGCGCGTCGCACGTCAATGAGGCCAACCTCGCGCATCAGCTCCACGAGCCAGAGCCCCACCTGTGTGCGGTCGGATGGGGTCCAGTAGGGGACTTCGATCGCGGCCTTCTGTGCGCTGTGTCGCAGCGTCTGGTAGCGGTGGCGACTGCTTTTGCTGCGGCGTTTGTCCAGGTCGTGCGACACCTCCCAGTACAGCTCGGGGTTGACGTGCTCGAACGTCGCCAGCACCAGTTCGCCGTACACGTCCTTGCCGATCTCGCTCCCCAGGTTGCGGGCGTTGGGGTCGCCGCTGTTCACAGCGTGGGTCAAGGCGCTGCGCACAGCGATGAAGGCCACGGCTGCCGGGTCCAGCGACCGCAGCAGCATGACGTGAGCTGCGCGGCGTCCGGGCTTGCCGGTCGTTGCGACCGACTCTTCGATCATGTCCCGCAGCGGGACAAGCCAGCGCCGGAACACAGCGCTGGAGTAGGGGTTGTTTTCGATCCGGCCGGACTGTTCGTTTTTCTCCATCATGCGCACTGCTCGTGCGCGTCCTGCGTCCCGGATTTGATGCTCTAGCTCAACTTGCGTTGTTGCCTTCGTCACTCGTAGTCTGCATGCTCTTTGTCGTGACGGATGCCCTTAAAGCGCGGCTCGCGCAGGGAACCCCTCACAGTGAATCCAAGGGCAGCAACTTCGACGATCTGTCCAACGATCAGCGAGGGTTCTGCCCACCACTGATTGCGTTGTTCGTCCGACATGCCAGAGCACGTCACCTGACCTTTCGGTCCTCGCAGCACAAGCGCGCCGAGCGTTCCGACGTACTTGCCTTTGCCTTCCTCGACACCGACCACACGGAGGTCGAACGTCTCGGTGTTCTTCACCTTGATGATTTCCCCGGCCGTGCCTGAGCCTCGGGTCCAGCCAGCGTCGGGGTCGCGGAGGATTGCGCCGTCGTAGCCGCCCTGGGCCACGAGGTAATCAGCGAAACCCTGCGGATCGCCGTATGTGCCGGGGTTGTAGTATTCGCAGAGGCGAAGCGTGTCTGCGGGGTGTGTGGCACGCAGCCGAATGTGCAGCCCGGTGTAGCGGTCGAAGAACGGGCGCTCGCTCAGGCCGGCCTCGTACTCGTCCAGGCGCAGCATGTCGAACGCAATGAACTGCAAGCCGGGCGCGGGGTCGTGGCGTCGGAAGTCACCGCTGATGGCCGACTGCCTACGGCCCGCTTGCCACACCTCGCCGAGCAGCACCATCGCATTACCTCGGGCAAGCACCGGGCTCAGTGCGGCACGGCTGGCCCGCTTGATGTGGTCGCATGAGCGTACGACCTCACCTGTGCGGGAGAGCAAAACCTGCTCGTTGGGCTTCACGATGAGGATGCCGTTGCACCCGTCGTACTTTCGCTGCGCGCCGTATCTGATAGCGAGCGACGCGAGGTCTGTGAGGCCCTTCTCCTTCTTTGCCTTGGCCGTGATCTTGTCGAACTCGACGGCCTTGTGGATCAGGTACTCCGCCATCAGAGCACCGCCGCGTAGACGTTGGCGAATTGGGCAGCCTGCACCTCCAGCTCGGCCTCCGTCCCAGTGTTCTGCACGAACGAGACGGCGAGCTTGTTCAGGTAGTCGGGGACGATGCGGCGGGTCAGCATGTCCGCCATGTCCTCGCTAGGGTGGTTGTTCACACGGCCGTGTCCGGCTCGGTTGATGCAGATGCAGTAGTCCAGAGCCTGCACTTCGTGGGCGAAGCGGAAGTCGGTGACGATCACCGCACCACCGGCTTCCTTCCAGGACGCCACGGCGATGTCCACCCACAGTGTCTTGCGCACGCGCTGGCCGCCCTCGGTACCCAGGATTTGCATGAACTCGCGCGGGCTGATGCTGATGCACGTCGTACCCGCGTCATCGAACTTGCGCGGCTCCAGGGCCTCCACCGTGTACGTCCACAGCAGGGCGCGGTCGTTGTCGCCCAGGCGCTTGCCGAGGATGACCTCAATGTCATCGAATAGATCGTCGAGGAAGACCGACCACGGCAGCAGGCGACGGGTTTCCTTCGCGTCCCGGCTGTACGGGCACAGGCCGACCGCTGCGCTGATCCTGCGAATGGGGTCAGCGAACCCCGCGAGACGGGCTGTACGGCCCAGGGAGGTGAAGCGGCGCTGCATCGCGCGGGCGAACGTGTCCTTACCCACACCGGCCAAGCCGGTGAGGCCAATGATCTTTGCCATCAGGCGTATTTCCTTTGGTATGTTTCGAGCTTCGTGTCGAGGCGGGCCTGCAACTTCTTGTCGCGGAGGACACCGGCTTCTACGAGGAGGGCGATCAGGGCCAGCACGTCGCCGGCCTCTTCCTCAAGAGCACGCCGGTTCGACTTCGGCGGCTGCTCTTTCGGGTTGAGGGAGGTGGGGCCGTGCTGGATGTACTTGATCGCGGCTTGCGTGAGTTCTCCGCACTCGCTTGCGAGGTGCTGGAGCGCGCCGTGGAGGTTCATCAGTTGATGAGGAGGTTGCTGCGCTGCGCTTTCGAGTTCTGGATGACGCGGCCTCGCGCCCATCCGCCGCAGTCGTTGCAGCGATAGCGGACGTAGCGTCCGACCTGCGTGTGGCGGTGGCCCTTCTGGATCACGTTCTCGCTGCCACATTTCGGGCAGGCCGGGTGTTCCGGCTCGTCGAAGTTCGCCACGTTCGGATGCCCCTCGGCCCACGGGCGCAGCTTGAGGTACAGCTCCTCCAGGGACACAACGTCCTGGATGTTGTACGTCCGCATTTCGCGCCACGCTTCCTTGTTACCGGCGAGGCATTCCTTCCACAGCATGAAGCCGGGGAACTTGGCGTGCGCCAGCTTCTTCTCGGTGCAGAGCGTGTCGGTCAGGTAGGCCAGTCGGTTCGAGGTGAACGCGAAGTGCCGCTTGGCAATCTCCAGCGTGTCCACGATGACGTACGGCGACGGGGGCGGGAAGCCCTTGACGATGAGGCGGGCGTTGATCTTCTTGAGGTCGAAGCGGCGACCGTTGTGGGCCACAACGATGTCCGCCTCGTTCAGCAGCTCGTGCAGCTTGCGCATGAGGAAAGTGTCGTCCTCGATGTCCTTGGCCTTCGACTGATCGAAGTACATTACGCGCTTCGCGCCCAGCCACTTGGCCGAGAAGGAGAGGATGTACCAGTCAGCACGGATTTGATCCATGCCGACGTTCTCCTTCCAGGTGCGCCACACGTTCGCCAGGATCGGCGCTGTCTCGATGTCCAGGAGCAGCGTGCGAGCCTTAGTCAACGCAGACCCCTGAAAATCTCGTTCTCGATTTCGCTCATGATGCGCTGACGCAGCGTGCGCGCATCGTGCGCTCGGACGTAGGCCATGGGGCCGCAAACTTCGAGCGGGTGGTGGACGATGCTTGCTTCCAGGCTGCGCCCGTCGATGCTCACGACCATGCGGCTGACGAGGCGAGTCTCGGTGCCCACCTTCTCGCTCTTGAGCAGGTAGAGTTCTTTAAGGTGCATTCGCTTTCCTCCGGGCCTCGCGGGCCTTCTTGTTTCGCGCGTCGCGCTTTTCGGCTTCGGTCTTGTAGGTTGGGTACTTGACGCCGGACGGGTACGTCTTGTGGTGCTCGATGTAGTCCGCGACACCCCGGAGGAACTGGATCGGATCGACGCCGCGACCAATGCGGCGGGACCAGTTCTCAAGGCGACCGAGAACAGAGTTCTCCCACCGGTCGAGCACTGCGCGGATGTCGCCGGTCTGGTGGTCGTGGTCGAGTACGGGGTCGGTGATTTCCAGCCCGGTGATGGGGCTACGGTTGCTCTGCTCGCGCAGCATCTTCGTGCGCTGCGGCTTGAGCATGGATGCGGTTAAGCGTTTCACGCTGTTCGTCGATCCTTTGTTTGAGTCGTTGGGCGGCTGCCGGGAGAGGGCAGACGCGGATGAAGTCGATGGGGCTGGACCCGGCACGAAGCCAGAGGAGGGTGGCTTGCTCGGCCATTGCGTCGTGAGCACGCTCGCCGTAGTGGTCGATGTAGGCGTCCTCGACGCGATCCATCGCCTCTTCGTTGCACGTCGTGCCGTCTAGGTACTTGGCTGCACCCTTTTCGCCACAGAGCTTTCCGAAGAGGCGGGGCAGGCCGGGGATGTTGTCGGCGGTGTCACCCTGGAGCATCTGCAACCAGAACCACTTGTGGCCGTACACCAGGCCGTCGTACGGGCCGATCAGCTCGTACGTTCCCTTGGGTACTTCGGTCAGCGTGTAGTGGGTCCAGTCGATGTGCGTACCGGCCAGCATCCGCATGTCCTTGTCCTTCGTGGCGATCACGGTTTGGATCACGGGGTCACGCGCCTGGAAGCTGGCGAGGGCCATACCATCGTCGGCCTCGCGGTCGTGCCAGAGCTTTCGCTCAAAGGTCACGTACTCGCTGTTCTCCAGGTAGTCCCGCAGGGCTGCCCAGTTTTTCGGCCTACGGCCAGAGCTACGCTGGCCTTGGTAGGGCTTCACCGTGGCGGCGAGGAAGCGATCGCCCTTGGTGCTGTCTGCTGCTGTGAGGTGGACGAGAGCCTTGGCTGACCCGGACATTTCCCGGAAGGCTTCGATGCGTTCGGCTGCGACGCGGCGGGCGGTCCCGACCGGCATTTCATCCCCGCCTGCGGCGAAGTAGGCGAGGTAGTCACCGTCGATGTGACATGTGCGCTCGGCAACTACTTCGTGCAGGGTGGTCTGCTGCGGTTCAGGGGCCGCGTCGGCGGCAGAGGCCAGCGCCTCCGCCATCCATTGCGGTGTCGTCAATTAGAACTGGGCGAGTGGGTCGTCACCGTCCACGTCGAACGGCGGGTCTGTGTCATCAGACGCGCTACCGGTATCCGCAGCAGCCTCGGTTTGGGACGGCTGTTCCGCAGCAGGGGCAGACTTTCCCTTCGCCTTAGCGGCAACCTCCTTCGGGTTGTCCGTGCCGACATCGACTGCGCCTTCCAGCAGGTTGGCGATGGGGCTGCCCTTGAAGTTGATCGCGGCCTTGATCTTCTCTTGCCACTTGTTCTTGGACTTCGCCGGACTGGTCACTTCGCCCTTGTCGTTATTGCGGGCCTCGTACTCGCCCTCAATGAAGATGCTGGCCCACATGTCCTTGCTTGCCATGTCCCACAGGAACAGCTTGAGCGGCGTGATGGCCGGTGCAACTTGCACGCGGCGCGACTCGCCGGTCTCGGCATCCTCGACGAACGGTGGCCGGATGTCGATGACGCCGCTGTCGGGGTTCTTGAACGTAGCGATAACGCCCTCGGTGCCGTCCGCGCGCTTGAACTTGCGGTGGTACACCTTGCCGGTGAACTCTTTGCCGAGGAGCTGCGCAAAAATCTTGGCCGTGCCCTCGTAGTTCATGGCTTTGAACAGTTTGAAAAAGCCAGCTTTCTCATTGAGGTACTTGCCGAGCTGCACGGTGATGCGATGTGGGATGAGCGTACCGTCGTCCATCTTCTTCGGCTCATGCTTCGGACCAGACAGCTCGAACACGAGTTCGACCTCATCAACCGTCTTCTTCTTGCCCTTGAACTCGCCCTCATGCTTGCCTAGCTCCACGTAGGCCACGAAGCGCAGACGGGTAAAGCCCTCAGCGGGTGGCACGTAGTCGCCGCCACCCTTTTGGGCGACGTTCATGTCAACGGATTGGGCTGCTGCTTGTTCGACGGCTGCTTGAATGTCAAAGGTCATGCGTGATTCCTTAAATGAACGAGGGTTGGTGTCCGCCAATGAATCGCTTGCGCACCCAGGGGCGCAGTGCATCAACGGCCTTGGCGAACACCGGGTCGTCGATCTTGTTTTCTTCCATCATGTTTGCGCCCCACACCGTGTCGGAGGGGACGCCAATCGGTAGCTCCCACTTGAACCACCACTCCATGAACGTCGATGCTTCCTCCATGCAGACGTGGAGCAGGGCCGCAGCCTTCGCTCGCACGCTTTTGTGGAAGTCGCCGTACACAGCGTCGTGAACCTGATTGACCAGGAGCGCGAGGCCGTTGAAGTTGCGGTAGTGGTAGAAGGCCCGGAGGGCGAGCCACATTGCGGCCTTGGCCCACTCGCCGCCCGTGCCCTGCACCGAGTAGTTCTTGATTTCGGTGGGCGAGAAGGAGGCGAGTTGGCCGCGCTCGGCCAGGAACTTCGGAGACGGGGACTCGTAGTAGCAGTACCGCTTGCCGTCCGGCGTCGTGCTGTACGACTTGCCGAGCTGGACGTTCAGCCCCTTGATGTCGGGGTGCGGTACCACGCGCCCGGTGGGGCGACGCCCTTGCTTAATCTCCGATGTCAGCGCATCGAAGTACGCGCTGATCTCGGGGTAGCGTGCCTCCTCGGCGTCGATCAGCGCCTGGACATCCTCCTCCGGCATACCGGTGGATTCGGCAATCTTCTTGACGCCTGCACCATAGGCACGCTGGAACGAGAACACCTTCGCCAACGTCCGCTTGTAGTCCCACTCGGGGTCCGCGATGATCTTGCACAGCTCGAACACGCGGTCGTACTCCATGCCTTCCTTCGCTGCGAGGCGCACGCAGTGCATGTCCTTGCCGGACTTCAAGTCCGCGATCAGGTTCTCGCACAGTGTCAGGATGGTCTGGACGTACACCTCCAGGGAGGAGAAGTCCGACTGGCAGATGGAGCCGTCGTCACCGAAGCGGCTGCTGAACAGGAGCTTCACGTCCGACTTCTGGCCCTTGCTCAAATTCTGCAAGTTGGGATTGGACGACGAGAGCCGTGCTGTGACCGTCGAGGTCATGTTCAGCATGTGGTGGATGATGCTGTCCAACTGGACAAGCGTGAGCATCCCCTTGCGCTCGCCGGACTTCTCGTCCAACGTCCAGAAGTACGTGCCCAAGTCCTTGGTCATCGACGCCACTTCGGAGAGCGTCTTCAGGAACGGAATGTTGCTGTTCCCCAGGGACTCGATCACGTCACTGCTGGTGCTGTACACGCCAGGATCGGACTGAGATTCCCACTTCGGCTCGGGCTTGGTGAAGCCCTTGAACTCGTAGTAGAAGTCCGCGTTCCGCATCTTCGGGCCGCGCTCCAGGTCGTTGACCTTGACCTTCTTGGTCTTGACCTCGCCCTTGTTCTTGCCGCCTTTGTAGAACTCGGGAAGCACGATGGTGTGGCCGGACTCCATCGCGGCTTCCAGCTTGGACAGCTCCATCGTCGATCCATCCGACATGAGCGCGTGTGTCTCATCCTTCTGGAAGTACGTGAACTGCCCGTCATCGTCGAGCACCGGCTCGCGGCCCGTGTACTTGACCTTGCCGCCGAAGATCAGCGCACTCTTGTGGAAGCGGCTGTTCCAGTTGAAGTCGAAGGGCAGGTCGTCAGGCAGGTATGCCGTCAGCTCGACCAGCTTCACAGCGAGGTCAGCAGCCAGCTTCTTCTGTAGTTCGTCGCCCAGGGCGCGATCCACGTACATGCCGTTGCGCTCGGCCTCGACCGTGAACATCAGCGCGCCCATGTTCAGCAGGATGCTGCGGAGCTGGCCGGACTTCTTGGCCTTCTCCCACTGCCCACGGAAGATCAGCTCGGTGTTGCCGATGTCGCCGTGTTCCCACTTGCCCGTTGCTTCGTTGTGGCTACCGAGCAGGTAGCGCATGAGCAGGTCTTCGGGAATGTCGATGGTCTCGACGCCGGCATTCCACAGAGCCTTGACCTCATCGACCTTGACGTTGCCGCCATAGGCCGGGGCCATTTCGTCCATCGACAGCATGTGGCTGGACTGCTCCATGCCTGCGAGCAGGTACTCGGCGAGCTGGCAGTCCCACACGATCCCGCCGCCGTTCACCCAGTCCATCCAGGCTTCTAGGTTCTTCTCGGCGTTCGAGTTTGGATTCGCCAGGGCGTACAGCAAGTCGAACTTGATGTTGACGCCGACCAGGAGCTTGGTGTCCTGGAGCATCGCCGTGAACCAGTCCTCGGGCAACGCCTTGCATGCGGCTATGCGGGCATCACGGTCGCCGTCGAGCGGGGCTGCGGCAGGGAAGTACGTGCCGAAAGTGCGCGCACCTTGCTGATGCGAAAATGGGTCGGTGAGTGTTGCCCTGCACGCGCCTTGTGCTACGACGTAGTTGTCAGCAGAGAAGGGGTTGGCCTTGCGCTTGTACTCGGTGCGTGTGCTTGTCTCCAAGTCCCACACGGTGTACTGCATTAGCCGAACCTCCACATGGCAACGAGGAGGCCGACGACTTCGACGGTAAACAGGGCGAGCTTGAACGTTTCAGCCGCCGTCATTCGCCCACCTTGGAGTCCATGACGGAGATCGGAAGGGTGGGGATGTAGTCGGGGCAGGTGTCGGGGTGGATGCGGCGCTTCTCGGTGCAGTTGGTGGGCCGTGCGTTCAAGGTCGTTGACCGTGTACCGGTCACAGGGTCGCGTTGGATCGTCTCGACGACGCCGTACCAGCAGCGGATACCCGCGCGGCCTTCCTTGCGGTGGTGCTTGCAGTTGACGCAGATGTCCATGTCAGTACGGGCGCACCGGGTTGGTGAGCATCGGGTCGAGGTTGCTGGCGGTGAACGGCTGCGCAGCGAACTTCGTGTGGAGGTGTTTGTAGAGGGAGAGTTGAGCTGCCTCGTCGAGCACAACCCGGTCGGGTTCGTCGAGAGCGCAGCGATTCAGGGCGGGCTGGTCGAACGCCAGCAGGGACATGCCGTCCTTGCGGGGCAGTTCGGTAACAGTGAGGTGGAGGGTGGTCGCCTGTCGGCAACTGACCAGCGATGGCTGGTCGATGATGGTGCGATTCATGTAATGCTCCTTGGCTTTGCGCCTCTGGATCGGGCCGTTGGAGGGCGGCCTATGCCCTTAAATCGTTGGATCGTTGAACAGGCTCTTGCCTGTGTCGAAGTACACCTCGCGCTTCGGGTCTTGCTTGCCCCCGTCGCGTCGCTTCTTGTTCTTGGGGAGGCCGATGAACCGGGTGTTGTCCAGTCCTTCGGCGTGGCTGCGGCCCAAGGTCAGCACGAAGTCGGCGGCACCTGCCTTGCCGGTCTTGCTGTTTGCCAGCATCGCCAGGGTGGGGTAGGACACGCCCTCTGCTTCCGCGCTCAACTGCGATGTGGCGATCACCGCGCAGTCGTGCTTCACCGCCCAAATGCGGGCGCGCTGGTACATGGCTTCGAGGAGCTGGTCCGTGCGGGTGCCGCCGTTGCTTGCGACCGCATCGCACTGAACGTTGTCCAGCATGTCCACAACGACGATGGCCGGGTTCGTGTCCTTCACGATGTCCTCAAGCTGCGTCATGCTGTAGTCGTGGACATCGAACACGAAGAACAGGTCGCGTCCGCCCTGGGCATCGACGTACTTCTCATAGATGGTCCCGGACTCAGAGAGCTGCACCAGACCGCTGGTGTCGCGCTGTAGCACGGCGTTGTAGAACCGTTGCTTGAGGCGCTTGCCAGGGCCTTCGTTGTTCAGCACGATGATGTTGCGATCCTCGCCGGGGTACACCTCGTCTACCTGCCGAGCCATGAACGACAGCTCCGACGCGAAGAACGAGGACTTCCCGGTGTCCACCCGGGCAGCGACGATGCCGAAGTCACCGGAGCGCAGCGGGCGCATGGATTCGTTCAGGCAGTTCAGTCGCCAGTGGAATCCGCGATCGTCCTTCTCTTCCTTGAGGATGTCCTCAATGCGGTCACGCACCTTCGGATGCACCTTCTTGCGGAGCATCCAATCCTCATGGCGGTCAGCGATGATGCGCAGCGCTGAGGTGAGGTCCACCTCTCCGTCGTCGTACTGCTCCAGCATCGACTGCAACTTGGTAGCCGTGGCGACAGATACGAGGCGTTCGAGGATGCCGTCCTCGGTGCCGGGTGGTGCAGGCTGCGCCGTCTCCTTGATTGTCGCGCCGTAGATTGCGAGTTGTTCCTGATTGAGCTTCGGGTGACGCAGTGCGAAGAACGTTTGGAACTGCACCGGGTCGATGACGTTGATGCCGGGGTTGGCTTTGAAGTACGCGCCGAAGTCCGCTAGGACCGTTCGCGTCTTTGCGTCCACCCCGTTCTCGGGCACCGCCCTGTGCAGTCGGTCGTACTGTTCGCGCTTACGCAGCAGCCGAAGCAGCGTTACATCAAGACTCAACCAGCCACCTGGATGTCGCCTACGCGGGCATCACGCCACACTAGATAGGTCGCCCCAAATTCGTACACGCCCCCCATGACGCGGACTTGTACCTGGAGGATCAGCTTGCCCCGCCAGTTGGTTCGATAGCGGTACTTGCGTCCGTTGACTTCAAACACTGCGTTATCTCCCTTCGAGAGAGCAGCTTGGGGTCAGCACGCGAGTCGATGCGCTCGACCTGGACGCCCATGCTGCGGAGTTGATTGGTGATTTTCTTGGCGGCTATGACACCGGGCCGTTTGCCTGCCGGGTACTGCCAGTCAGGGTCCAGCCACACCACCACCCGCCCACCGCGCTTGAGGATGTCGGTGGCGATGTAGTCGGTGAGCTTGGTCCCCATGAGCGACCACGCCTCGGTGTGCTGGCCCACTCGGTACGCGGACAACACATCCTCGGTAAGCACGAGCGGGTCGCCCCGTCCGAACTTGGCGACGAGGCGCTGCCTGTTGACCGTGGGGTTGATGTACTTCGGCTGCCGCCCATCGACGGAGCGGGCCTGCCAGTAGACAAGGTTGCCTCGCTCGAATACGGGCACCACCACGCGGCTCGACGGCTCATGGAGGTACACGCCTAGCTTGGCAATGTCCGAGCGATCCAGGGCTGCTTTGTACAGCCACACGCGGGCCTCGCTCGGCCACGTATCCACGTCGAAGTTGACAGGCGAGGGAAGGGTGACGCTCTGCTGGAGCGCGTCATCCACTTCCTTCTCTTTGGCCCGTCGTGCGATGCGCTCAGACAAGGACTCGACAGGCTTGTCCACGATGCCAGCCTCGGCACAGCGGAAGCAGTACGCCGACCAGCGATCAGCGTGGTGGTACACCGCGAGGACTCGCCCCGGCCCACACCCGTGAGAGGTGCGGGTGGAGCGGCCCTCGTCTAGCGACTGGGCTTGCGCCAGCCAGTCCTTCGGGTCAAGCATCAACCAAAAGGATCGGGCTCAGGGCCGCCCGCAATTGCTTCGCGGACCATCCGCCCTTGTGCCCTGACTGTGTCGCGGCAAGTGCGCTCGTAGACAAGCGGCCACCATTCCTCCAGTACCACCATACAGGCGAGCTGGAGTTTGGAAACGTGCTTACGCAGCCGCTCGTTCTCAGCCTGCAGTTCCGCGACGGTCACGCCAGCTTTACCAGTTCGTTCTGCATGCCCGTTTCAGGGTTGCGCTTGGTGCCTGCACGCTGGATGTCGCCGTCTGCGATCAGCGCATTCACCACGGAGCAGACCGAGGCCAGCTTCAAGCCGCCCTCCTTGGCAATCTCTTCGCGGGTGAGCTTGCGACCGTCGCGCAGCAGGCGAGCAACCACGTCCTTGAGACGTTCCTTGATGCCCGTGCGCTGCACGTGCTCATGGGCTGCCGCCTTGGTGTTCGGGTTGAAGCGGCCCATCAGGCGCGAGCCTCGACGACCTTGCGCACGGTGTGCTTGGAGACGAGCACGACTTCAACGACAGAGAAGTCCTCGCCGTCGTTGAACACCTTGCGGGCGTGCTCGGAGGCTGACTCAGGTGTCGCGAACGAGCGGGGCAGTACGCCCTTGCACATGAGGCGGAAATCGCGAGGCGCTTCAGGCACCAACTCAAAGCGGTACTCGTACCACCAGTCGTACTCGCCGTTGAATCCCTCCAGGTACACCCCCTGATGCGGCGGGTGCGACGAATCACGCAGGGCGCGCACGGTGTAAACCTGACCGGCGGTAAGCGAGTTGGAAGTGACCGGTTCGAGGAGCCGCACGCGGTCGCCCACCTTGAACTTGCGGCTCGGTTGTTGTGCGGCCAGCTCGAAGCGCGCCGGATCGTGCGCGGGTGGCAGCGTATCGAAGCCCCAGGGCGTAGCCTTCTCCGCGAAGCGCAGGCTGCCCGCGCCGGTGATCGACGTGATGGTGTAGGTCTTGCCTGCCTCGGCGGCGTACTTGTTGTACAGGCCGCCCTCTTGGCCCGGCTTCACGATTACTTTGTCGCCAACTTTGAACTTGTTGCTCATGGCTCAGTTCTCCTCTTAGTCAGGTTGATGAAACGGGATCGGTAGAATTACCGGGTTACAGCGAACCGCCAATGCTGGCGGCTTCTTCTTGCGCTGCCTTGTGGACAGCGAGCGAGTGCTTTGCAGCGAGGGCGGCGCGCACGGTCGCGCCGACTGCCTCGGTCTTTGCGTTCTCTGCGACGACAGCCGCGATGTCTGCGCTCTCGGAAGCGAGCTTTGCCTGAGCGTTCGCAGCCCACACGCCAGCGCGGAGCGCTGCGCAATGAGCGCGCACGGCGGCGCTATGGATGCGGCGCGTGGCCTTGAGAACAATGCCGGAAACGGTCATGGGGTGATGTATGAACAGATGGGTGGCAGCAATAGCGTGGTTCCTGATCGGCACAGTGGTGCTACTGGTGCTCCCGCTGTACCTGGAGGTCAAGCTAGTGCTGTGGATTGGCGTCGGCTGGTACGCCGACAAGCTACGGCGTAAGCCGGACGATCAAGCGAGCAGGATGTCGCCCGGTTCGTCGTAAGGCTCCTCGCTGCCCTTGCCATTGGCGTAGCGAGTAACGACGTTGCCTGTCGCCGGGTTCAGCAGCACGAGCTGGCAGTGCGGCTTGGCATCCTTGACGAACGCCACGAACGTGACCGCGCAGCCCGAGCGAAACTTGAGCGGTTTGCCCATCATTGCGTCGAGCAAGTCGAGCGAGGGCGAGGGTGCGGGTTCTACCAGCGTGTATCGATGAGCTGGGCGGCAGCGTTCGTCGCCTGCGTCGTCGAGGAACATGAGCCAGCCTTCGCCGTCGATCCCTGTGACCACGTAGACGTTGCCGTTCTTGATGTCCCGCGTCGTTTCCGACATCGCCCGGATTCGGTCGCCTGCCTTGAACCGCACCGTCATGCTGCACCTCGCAGGATGTTGCCGATCGATGCCAGCACAGCCTTCCCAGGCATGTGCATGGCAGTACGCGCCGTCATGGTTTGCATGAGGTGTTGGAGCATGGCCGCATGCGAAGTGAAGCCTGCGCGGCGAGCGAGGGCGTTCTTCTTACGCATGTACCGCTTGCCGCCACGGCTGCCGCCGACGCTGGCGGTGCTGCGCACGGCAATCAACGGTTCGCCACGGCGATAGCCGAGCGAGGACGTACCGAAGGTGGTGCCTTCGGCATAGGCGTCGATGCTTTCGCCATTCGCAGCGAATGCTTTGCAGTTACGGTTGCGACGGTGACGCAGGGCCATTAGATAGCCCCCGTGGTGTTTGTGGATTGGCGCATTACTGGCTTCTCTCGGGTGGGTTGGACTACTGGGAACTGGTCAGGCGAACAGCGATTCGAGACGTTCGCGGGCGGTCTGACGACCGTACTGCGAGCGAGCACGCTTGACGCGCACGACAGGCTTGCGCACGGGTTGTGCGAGGCGTTCGTGCGAGTGCGCAGCGATGACTCGGCCCTTGTTGTCTCGTGTGTAGGTCGGGGCTACGCTCGGGATCATTTGGTGAGACCCACGGCGCGAGCGAGGGCGGATGCCAGCGAGCGGTTCGCCACGAATGCGGGCGAGTGGCGGGTGGCTGCCGTGAGGATGGACGCGCCCACGTTACGGGTCGGGCGGTTGGTGGTGGGTTGCTGTGCCGAGTGCTTACGCATTCATGCTCCTATCAGCGGGTTGGAAGGAAGGGTGATGCTCTCTGCGGGTATCCCAGTCTTGCGCCATCAAGGGTGCAGCGCATCGGTTCCGAGCCAGCACGCGAACGCGAGCCAGCTACTGTCGAGACAGGGTTAAGGGTGAAACGAACCCAGGCGTTGCACCTGGGCTTTACTGCGGGTTCAGTGCGTTGCGCGCGCGGCTTCCTGTGCGTCGCAGTGGTTGTTCCACTGGTCGGCTGCCTGGGCCATGCGAGCGAGTTCCGATCTAGCTGCGCTCTTGCCTTCCTCTGTGCCGTCTTCCAGCACAGCGATGTAGACACCGAGCAGCGATGCCCACGTCGGCGGGCCTAGCTTGATCGTCTTTGTTGTGGAATCGGGCGTTCCCGATCCACGCGGATACTTGGTAGTCATAATGCTGCCGTTCTTCATGGTGGTTGGAAATCGAGCGAGAGCGCCCGTTAGAAGGTAGTCCCGCTACCTTCTGGCTGATGCTCTCAGTGCGTGCCGCCGACGATGTGGTCGAGCACGTCTTGCGATACGGTGGTCGAGCCATGCTTGCCGACCCACTCTTCGATGTGGCGCAGCGTTGTCTTGCTGTAAAACTGGTCCGTCACGAGGTAGCCCACGCCTGGACGGTAGGCAGCAACAGCGCCCGTGTAAGAGAACAGGACGATGACGCCGTTTGCGAAGGTCACTTCGGTCTGATTAGGGCCAAGTGCTTTCAATTTCATGAAATGCTCCTACTTTGGTTTGAAGTGATGATTCAAGCCGGATTGTAGACGCACCGCGTAAGAGCCCTCGTTAGAAGACCCTTACGTGGACGCCCCGCAGGGCGCACGCGCAGTTAGAACTGGTAACGCAGCCAGAAGGCCACGACACCGCCGCTGTTCACCTTCCGTGGGGCGACAGTGGCTTCCAGTGGTAGGGGGCCATAACCCACGCCCAAGGTGGGCAGGGCGACCGGCCCGTCGAAGTGGTACGAGCCGCCGTAGACGAGGACTGACGTGTCTACGGCGTGAGCGGGCAGGCCAGCGAGCAACAGCGTTGCGGTGAGGAGGAAGCGCATGATTAGGCCCCCATCAGCTTGGCAGGCACAGCGACCGCCTCGCCCAGCTTCGATGCGACGTAGCAGCGCATGGCTGCGACGAGCGGGGTCGGGCCAAGCACGACACTTATTTCGGCGAAGGTGATTACAGGCTCACTGTCATACGAGTAAGAGCTCGCGGAAAAAGTGGTGCTGCCTTGTTCGGCCGCCCACTCTACCTGCCCGACGCTTTCGTCCACTGCGACGAGATTGATCCTCTCGCGCTCGATGATCGGACCGGCCAAAGTCCAGTTGCGCGAGAAATCAGCCTTGCGACTAATCGAGCGCCACGCGAAAAAGTTGTTGATCGGGTCGTATGTGCCACCCTCGCTGGGGTCCATGCCTTCACACTTTGCGACGGCCCAATCCAGGGCGGGGCCGATCAGATCGCTTGTCTTGATAACTTGTTCGAGGGTCATTGTTAGGCCCTCATGAGGTACGTCTGGCCACCGAAGTCGATTTCGGTGTAGTCGTACTTCGCTTCCTCGGCGGCTGCCTCGTAGTCGATGGTGATGTACCGATAGGGCCAGTTACCGGACGACAGCTCTTTGGGCAGCTCGTAACAATCGTCGATCAGTTCTTCGATGTATTTCACGAAGTGGTCTTCGTGAATGAGCGCCTCGCCGTGCCCCCAGTCGCCGTAGCCTTCGCACTGGTCCGCGAGGGTTTTAAGCTTGGTCAGCTCTTGGCCTTCGTCGCCGTTCTTCCAGGCTTCGTAGTCGGTCATGGCGGACGCACCCGCGTCCTCGGCGGTAGCGGCATCCCACAGGTCGGCCTCTTCGCCTTCCAGGTGTTCGATGCGGGCGATGATGTCCCGGCTGTCGATGACATCTTCGGTGTTGTCGATGGGCGTGGTGCTCATGCTGCCACCCCGCCATTGAACTCTTGCAGGTACTGGAGGATGGGCACCGCTTCATACTTGGCGGTGTTCAGATGGTCCACAATCATCTTGTAGAACGTCTCGAACAGCACGGCCTTGGATGACTTCTCGCGGATGACCCACGAGGCGGTTTGCGCGAGGCTGTTGGTATGCATCATGGTCAACCCCGCCGTGCTTCAAGGGCGCCGAAGCGGCCCAGGATGGACACGGAGGCGTCAGCCGGATAGGCGCGCATCCATTGGATTGCATCGCGGAACGACGCGGCGCGGTGGGTGTACAGCGTACCTTCCCACCACACGTAGACGTGTCGGCCTGTGAAGGCGTGCCTTACGGCCTGGATTAACTTGTTCATCGCTACTGTCCTTTTACAAGGGGTTCATCGGATTGAATGGGCGTTGTTTCGCCGCCCTACAGAGAGCGTCCAGGCGGTTCCTAGGCGCTGTCGATAGAGCCCTGCACTTGGCAGGATGTGCGAGCCACTAGAACGCTCTCGACGTGCAAGGGCGCTTTAGTGGCTGCCCTCGCTAGGTCACGCACAGATGCCGCTGATGCAGGTCTGTACGTGAGCCAGAAAGGGCGACCTTGGCCGGATTCCGATGTGCAACCCGACAGCCTGGAGCTTTCGCTCGGGACTATCAGGGCAGGGCACACATCCAGCCGTGGTACGCCTGTAGCGTCGTGCCTGGGTCTCCTTTGCAGGACCCTCATCTAGCCCGACACCTGTCCCTCCTGTGATGGCTGGGACTCCGCGAGTAGGATGCATAGGCACCCCGCTACAGACGGTATTACTTCCAAATTGTTAAGGAGCGTTCACAACGTCGCTTTGCGCCGCCTGTGTAATACTTGTTTGTTTGCTGCTTGTCGCTGCGCCGCTGTGTGCGTTGCTGCGATGGGTGTAATGTACCAGAAAAAACACCGGTAACAAGAAAAACCATCATTCCCGACTTATTTGGTATGGATTACGACGAGGTAATGGCTCGCCTGTTGGGTGGTCGAACCGTTAACCAGACCGCCAAGGATTTGCGGATGGCGCAACAGACGTTGCAAGCATGGGTGAGCAAGACCAATCTACCCACGCCGGCAGGCGTGCACCGTATCGTGCACGCTACCGGCCTAGATGCGGCGACTGTGAACCTTGCAGTATCAGCAGAGCGCAGGCGTCGCAAACAGTCATCTGTCACCCAACCCCCAGCGGGTTATGTCTCCCTAGCCCCCTTAGATGTCCCCGTCCGTGCTGGTGCGGGTGCCGCAGCACACCCTGCCCCCGCCGTGCTGCGCCATGTAGACGTCCTAGAGTCCTGGGCTACTGCTCTTCTTGGCAGTGATCTATCTAGGGTCCGTCTGGTCACCGTCCGGGGTGACTCTATGCAGCCGACTTTATCTGCGGGTGATGTGCTGTTCGTGGATGCTGGACAGCGTGCGTACAGCACAGATGGGCTTTACGTTTTGTCTCGTGGCGGTAACGTGTTCGTCAAGCGTCTACAGATGCGGTCGCGGGGCGTGCTGGCCGTTATCTCTGACAACGCTGTGTATCCGGTGGAACTGCTGGCTGACCGCGATCTGGATGATGTCGTGATCTGTGGTCGGGTGCTGGCGTCGTGGTCGCTGCGTCAGTTGTCCTAGCGGCTGTCCTAGGGGTCTCCTAGAGGTATCTCCGGGTTGTCTCCGTGTTCCACGGGCTAACAGATGGGCGGGCATCCAGGGCGGCGCTTCTCTGTCTTCTAGGGACACAAAAAGAAATCGAAAGATAGATGCCGCTCCCGCGCACACCCGATTGCACGGCCCGCCATTCCGGCATCCAGCGAGAACGCAGCACGCGGCGAAGCCGATAGAAGGGCATGGAAGCCCTACAGGCGATTGCGGGCCATCGGACTGCCTGGGGGCTGACTCGCCCGGTGCATCGCTCCTGGGCCGTCTCCGTGGCTCTCACAGCGCACCTGTCCCGTGCTGCCTCGCATGCTTGGTGCGGAGCCTTGCGGGAGGCCCTGCGCCCCCTGCCGAACGTAGGCAGCAGGACAGGCAGCGGGTGCACCATAGGCAGGCCCAGGAGGGCGGACAGAGTGCATGACGGAGGAGGGCCATCGGGGGACATGGCGGCACGCGAGCGGCGCGGAGCCCTCGCGGATTACCAGACCAAAATTCGGTCCCGGTGTACACTGCCGTCTCATGCATTGTCCTTCCCGCGCGAGGCAAATCCTCGCTGCCTCGCACTGCAAAGCGGTAGAGCAGGGAACGTAGACCCTTGATTCTTCAAGGGTCGTAGTGACCCGATGCGCTTCACACGGCAGGGGTCACAGGTTCAATCCCTGTACCACCCACCAAATTCGAAAGGGCCAGCATCTGCTGGCCCTTTCTCATTTCGGGCTTCCGATCCATCGCTGAGCGGGATGTCGCTTGCGTAGCCTTCTGCCGGGCCGGATGGTTGGCGCATGGTTGTCACGCCTCCACGCCAAGGCTCCCTGTGCCGGCCATTTGCAAGCGCGGTCACGCCCAGCATCGAGCGATCGTTCTCCGAACCGGCTTCCCACCGCAGGCCAAGACCTTCGTCAGCCAGAAGGCGATAGATACAGCGGCGTGGGTCGAGTCGACTCTCCTGGCAGTCGGGGCTGCGCCATGCATGCCGCGTGTTTAATGCATGCGCAGAGCAGCCTATCGCCGTGAGCAACTGAGCGAGATGATTCTCCGTACGCCATAGGACGGGACAATGTTCTGTCCACTTTGGTACCCACCAGTATTTGGTGGGCACCAAATGACCAAGCGACGCAAGCGTCGTCGAGAATGGCCCTGGTGAGCCGTTCACTGGCGGCCAGCCGACAATTCGCCACCGCATCCGAAATAGTCCTTCTCTCGCCTGACACCGCATCCAGGTCAATGCCCCATAAACGCTGCCAGCCATCGTGCGGAGCTTCAGGCATGTCTGCTCGCCTGGTACGACTGGGCTCGCAAACTTTCCGGTCTCATTAACGCGGATACCGTGCTTTATTCGCATCACTCAAACCAGCACCATCAAAGCTGGCCGGCGACAGTGAGCGGCTGAGTTTATGGACCGGTGAGCGTCAGGGTGGAGGGGCCCGACGCATTGGTCACCCCACCGGGTACGTTGCAACCATTTTGAACGAGCGCCGCCAAATTGTTCAGCGTAAACGAGCCCGTCGCGGATGCGCCGGAATACATGCCTGAAATGATGCTGCCTGGCGCAGCGATCACCAGATCGTTTTGCACCGCCGTGACGCGTGCAGTGAATTGATACTGGCTCTGACCGACCGGTCTTGCATTGGCGTCGGTCCAGTTGATGACCCATGTCGCGGTGACTGGACTGAAGATCGATCCGCATGAAAACGTAGCCAGGAAGCTATCTGAGGACGTGCCGTTCAGGACGACAGGGCCGCCGCTGACATTCGAACATGTCCAGGTGCTCTGCGCACCCACTTGAATCGTATTGGGATCACTGGTAACGCCGGGCGTCCAGGTGGCCAAATGCAGCCCCGAGCAAACGAGGGCAGTCGGAGTCCCTTGAGCATGAATCGGCGAAGATAACGGAAATATCCCAAAAATGACCGTGACAATGGCTAGCAAAAACATGCTCGCCTTCTTCATGAAGACCTGTTTGACTTGCGCGTACAT